CCTCTTACTAGTTCGGATTTAAAAAATTCACTCATCAGACTAACATTAATTTTGCTCTGGACGTTTTTTTAATGAAGTTTAACTTCTGTGCCTCACATTTTAGTTTTTCTTTTAATGGTTTTGAAATTAGTTTAGACACAGATTCAACTTCAATTTCATTGAGATCACATAGGTGTAGTACAGCATCAATATAATTCATATCTAAATTAGTGAGTGCTATTTTTTCTACCTCTTGAGAGAACTTCGCGCTTGTCATAAATTTATCTGCTAGTAGATTCTTTTTTTCCATATCTGGTTTGGTATTCGTCTATGTATTGGATTAGTTTGAGCAAGTATTCTTTTTTGGGAGGAGTGACATGCACTTGCGTCTCTCCATTTTCACATGCAACGATAGTAACGAGTTGCTTTACGGTAATACCATAAAGTTCTTGCAAACAACATGCATATGCAGTTTCTTGCACCAAATAGTCGTACAAATAAGCTTCTTTTTTTGGAGCAGCAGAAGTTTTGAAGTCAATGATAGAAAGAACTCCATCAAATTCTGCAATACAATCAACACGACCTGCAACTTCAAGATGGTCGGAGTATAATGCTGCTTCCTGTAAGTAAATATTATTTATACGGTCCAAAACAGACCGAGAATGTTGGAACATTAGTACAGGTAAAGGAAACTTACTGTACTTTTTTAAGTCCAAATTATTATTGAAATAATCTTCAGCAATAGCGTGATACTTAGTTCCACGTCCAGAAGATCGGGCAGAAATATTTGCTGCCTTCTCTTTACCAACCCTCTCTCTCCATTTAGCAAGACCAGCTTGCTTCTTAGCGTTATTGCCAATCACAGTGGTGATTGACGGATAATGATTACCGGATGGTGTATAGTAGACACGCTTTCCATCTACCATCTCAGCATTCATTTCAATAGGTGTCACATCACCAACATGATTAAACAAATTCATTTACAGACCAAGAGATAATTTACTAACAAGATATGCCTTAACAAGTCCGGAGCGAACAATATCTTCCACTCCAAACTCAATCATAGAAAACTCTTCCATGTTCTCCAGGATTCTTTGGAAGTCAAGAATACCATTACGTTCATTTGTTTTCTGTAAATCAGATTGATTCACATCTCCACAGAAACAGATCTTACTATCCTGTCCGATACGTGTCATGATTGAATCAAGTTCATGGAAGTTTAAGTTCTGACACTCATCAACAATAACGATTGCATTATCTAGAGTAGTACCACGGAGGAATGAGGTAGACCAAAATGAAATTGTTTCTTGCGCTTTAAGATTTTCATAAAGCATTTCAAAACTATTATCATCTGGCATCTCAAACATATGTTTTACCATATTTTTATATGGTATTTGATACAGAGATGCTTTGTCATCATGAGTTCCAGGAAGGAAACCAATTTCTCTAGTTGCTACAAGAGAACGAACAATATATACTTTTTCAAAAGGAGTATTCTCATTTAGAATATCTTTAAGTGCTAGGTATAAAGCAATAAAAGTTTTACCTGTTCCTGCTGCACCATATGCAAACATGTTCTTTCCTGCTGCCCACTCGGTGAAGAAAACTTCTTGATTATCTGTTAGAGATTCAATCTCAAGAAGATATGCTTCGTTGATTGGCTTCCTGCGCTTCAGTTGTTTCTTAGACATCCCTTGTCCAGGTGTCCGATTTGATCTTCCTCTAGCCATAATTTACCACTGATAACTATCTTTGTGACGTGTTGAATTCCCATAACCAGGAACTTGTTTCACTTTATTCATGACATCTTTCCAACCGGGGTGAGACTTAGACATTTTATCACGCCAGTCACCGGCTTCACCAGCACTAGCACAACCTTTTGACCAATCTTTATCCCAATCAGGATTCTCTTCTTTCCATACCATGTAATCTTTCATAGACATATGAAGTTCTTGTTCTTCACCTGTCGTGAGATTTTTAACTGGATAAGTCGGCATCTTCTCCCTCCTTTTTTTTATTAAATCCAAATGGACCCGCTAGTTTTTCTTCCAGTGCTACCTTCAGTGCAACACCACCAATCGCTTCCATAACTTTAAGGACTTGCTCAGGGTTGGCATCTTCCCCCAGTTCCTTAGCGATGTACCAATACTTAGGCCAGAATGTTTCGCCTGCTTTTTGATAGTCATCTAGTGTTAATAGTTTCATGTCCACTCCAGTGCTTCAGCACAAATAGGTAATTCTTTCACAAAGACATCGCGACATTGTAATGCGATATCCATATGTTCTTTCTGCGTTCCATTAGCAGAACGCAATTGGATATAATGAATCCATGAGCGGACTGAGCCCGTCATATAGATTTTGGTTGGTACGGCAAGAGGAAGTACAAAACGAGCACACTCCTTTGCAATACCATACTCAAGCATCTCTTGATAGAGTTTCATTCCTTCTTCAAAATGTTTTTGCATTTTGATCTGGAATTCTTGACGGGTAAACGCATCAATATCATCAATAGAATTCTGACGATTCTTGGTGTCTTGTCTGCGTAGTTCAGGTAGAGTAATTGTATCTGCAAGCATAGAACTATCAGCATACCGTTGAGAAAACTCTTGGAATGTGAAACTCCTATGACGAAGGATTTGAGCCGCTAGACCCCGCGTGGTTTCAATCTCAAGCGTCATGTGTGCCTGCTCAAAGACGCTCCAATGATTGTGTTTGATGCAATAGGACAATAGACCAGCAACCTTAGGGTTATCCTGGTTGTTCGGGTTGCTCACCCTCGCTACGTAACCCATCGTCTTCTCCGCTTCGGGAGTTATTGTTAATAGTTTCACTGAATTCATTACTAAATCCCTTCTCCTGTTTGCGACGTTGTTGTTTAAGTTTCAGTGCTATCTTAGCACGAGTTAATTGAATCACCATGTAAGAAATCTCTTCTGCTGTATACAGATTTGGATTTGTCTTTGCTTCTTTGATTGCTTTTTTTGCTAATCTAATTTGATCTTTTAGTCGGGTCATAATACGCTTTGTAGTAGGCAACAATGCCATCTGATCTTAGGTTTCCTTGAGACACCCAATCATGAACACATTCATAAATGCTCTGGTTAGAATATCTAGGTGATCCATCAGAGCAAATTTCAGATCCAAACTTCTTTAATAGAATGTTTAGTCCCTGCGTTCTGATATCCATGCGTTCATCACTGTAGCGCCAATCAGTTGCGATGTCCATAGTTAAATCACAGATGCATTCATTATAACATAAAAAAAGAGGGGTTGCAACCCCTCGTAAAATTTAATCTAAAATACTCCTGCATATTCGTTTGCATTGACGTTGATCTAAAGAATCACATTCAATTAGACACTCATAATAATCATTTAATTTATAATTGTCCTCTTCCTGTGAATTTTCAAAACTCGTCCACTCATTTAACTGAGAGCGGGATAACAGATTGTGCATTGAACACCTCCTAACATTGAACACATAATAAAGTGAGGGCGTGGGTTCATTTGTCTGCCTCTAATTCTACCACTATTTAATAGAATTATATTGAAATCAACACCTATTGTAAAGAATATTATTGCCTACTAGTTTATACTCATAAAAAAAGAGAGGGTCAAACCCTCTCCACACAGTAAGTTGTTCACTTAGTGTAAAGTTTACCACGATAACAGAATGTACCATGGGTCTCTTTAGATTCTACACAACGTGTATCATATTCAACACCACGGTATGTAGTGTGAAGAACTTGTGCGTTATGCAGCGCAGATGCTTTTTGAATCTGCTTACGAATCAGGTTAAGTGTGTTCATTGTAGTTACTCCTAAAGTAGTTGGATTTTAATCCGTTCCTTTAGTCGTTTGCGTCCCATGGATAGCATTCAGGTGTTGATTCCTTCATGACCTCAATCAACTCTACCTTAAAAGCATTTGAGATATTCTCATTTGCTTTCATCTTAAGCATGATTGTATCAGCTTGTTGGCATGAGAGTGACGAATAGAATAGTATCTCTAGCATGGGATGAACGGCTCCGTTCCGCGACTTACTTGCGTCCCACCCAAGAGTGGGATGAACGATGGTATAAGTATACCATACTATGTATACGATGTCAATTGTATCGGTTGATACAGTTTATTTTTTGGGTGCTTTCCAGAGCCGGGGATCTATTCTGCCTTCAGCTTGAGACATAGTTTTAAAATCTCTTTTGTATTTGTCCCAATAGTCATCAAAAATATCTACTTGCTTTGCAGCAGAAACAATATCAAAGTGAGCAATACCTGCTTGAGAATACTCAATTAAAAAAGCATTAGATGGAAGATTTTTATCTTGTGCTAGTGATGGATCACAATCATGATGTAGAATTTTACATCCTTTCCCCATTATGAACGTCCTCCCCATTGAATATCTGGAAATGCTTCTTCAACACACTGTTTAGTGATCTTCCAACGCTTTCCAAGTTTCTTATCTTTTGCTAGGACTAAAACTCCTGCTTCTCCTTGACTGAGACCTTCCAGCATTTGGATAAACATAGTTTCACGTTTTGTCTTAGCAACATTAGATCCACCCTTAAAAAAGTGGTGCAATAAACGTGATTCTTTTTCTAAGATAGTATGCTCAGTTCCATCAGGAGATTCATTCTTTTTATATGGAGGATCTCCTACTGGAAGCAATGAGATAATACTCTCATCAAAATTAATAATCAAAAGAGATCGCAACGGTTGTGTGTTGTGTTCTCTAAGAAGTTTAATCTTTTCAGTTTTCGTTTTTGCGTTTGATACTTTCTGTAGTATCTCATGCATCAAAAGTTTCATCTGGTTCTTCCTCTATAAATCTCACGGATAAAAGTTCTTCGTTAATAATCATACCATCACCATCATACATTTCAGGATGCATTGCCTGCATCTCTTCTTTGGAATAGAAGTAGTCATGCATGAACTGCTTTCCTACCCACCCTACGACAAGTCCGACACATAAGAACAAAAAAGATGCGGTTGCCGAGAAAAATAGGATTGTTGCCGTTTCCATTGTTCAACTCCTTAGTGGTTTAGTTACGTTCCCACCTCAGTTCAACGTTAAAGTAAAACTTACGTTTGAGGAAGGTGATCGTTTTCGTTAACCCAAACCCACCCTTGGGTTTAAGTGATGAATCTTTCGGTTTAGCCCTCCTTAACATGAGCTCTATGCCTTTATTTATGTGAAGATCATCACCCTTTTTTGGTTGAGACATATCCATTCTTAACAAGGTACTTTGCTACGTTAACTAATCCACCATGTTCTACTCCATCAATAATAACATGAGGAAACCCTAGGGCGTTAGGATACTTCATCCTAAAATCACTTTTCTCAGAAGGAGAGTCAACCAAAGTTGTCTCGTATTCTAATTCAGCTCTCTTAAACAATTCTTTTAGTTGATCGCAATAAAAACATCCTTTAGATGTGTACGCTTTGATCTCCATAAGATATGAGCATTAAACTAATTAAGTATACCATAAAAACTTTTTTGTGTCAAATTTTGCCAGAGAAATTTTTACGAGTTTAAAGAAATCAAATACTAAAAAAGGGTCCGAAGACCCTTAGTATATCACTATTCAGTTTTTTTGTAAAGGTCTTCCAGTTTTTCTCTGGACAGATCCACATACATCAACTCCTCACCTGCCTGTGGTGCTTCAGGATGACGTGGTTTAGGAGTCCTCATCTCTATGTTAATAGATTGAATGTTAGACCACATCATAGCGAAGGCACCGCCAGCAATGAGAGCGAAGCACACAAAGTAAAACGAGACTTCAAAACTATTCATCATGCTTCCTGTAAAGATTGAACTGTGTTGTGAAGTTCTCCAATATCAAGGAGTCCTTCAGCACTGAACCAAGGGGCATTCGCCCAACTAAATCCTTCGCCCATGGTGCTATCGGGTGCTGTGATATACCAATGACATGCTGTGTCTGGTACATCTACGGCACACTTAGACCAATCATCACTCCACTGTGGGACTTGTACCCACATCAGAGCAGCAAACATAATACTGAATAGTGATTTAATCATGTCTTATTAAGGGTAAAGGTTAGTTGTCGTTTTATGAGATGATCTATTGAGAAGTTACCCCCACCATTAAGAATAATACAGGCACAACCTCCCCAATACAATACAAGTAATTCAAGAAGGTAGATATTAAAACCTGATGTCACAATGGCATGATATATTCCGAATGATACTGTACCTAGGATTGCCAAGGCACCCAGACGAGTGCCGAGTCCAAAGATAACCAACCAACTTCCAAAGATTTCAGAGAACGCTGCCAGGTATGACATTGTTATTGGAAATGGAATGTGAAGTGGTCTCACAAAAGCATCAGCAAAGTTTTCAATGCTGTCTAGTTTTTCGTATCCATGATGAATAAGCATGATGCCTATTGACAAACGAAGTAACAAGAATCCTAATGATTGAATCACAATGCATTACCACGGGGTAGAACTTCTTCTGGGAAGATAAAGTTTTCATGTGGTTGATCAGCAGGTGCCAACCATGCACGTAGTCCTTCATTCAATAGGATGTTCTTGGTATAGAAGGTCTCAAATTCTGGATCTTCTGCTGCTCTGATCTCTTGACTCACGAAATCGTAAGCACGAAGATTGAGAGCAAGACCAATAATGCCAATACTGGATGTCCATAGACCCATAACAGGCACAAACAACATGAAGAAATGAAGCCACCGCTTGTTAGAAAACGCAATACCGAAGATCTGCGACCAGAAGCGGTTTGCAGTGACCATAGAATAAGTTTCCTCCTCTTGTGTTGAATCAAATCCCTTAAAGGTGTTTGCTTGATCTCCATCTTCATACAAAGTATTCTCAACTGTGACTCCGTGAATAGCAGATAGCAATGCGCCACCTAGGATACCAGCAACTCCCATCATATGGAATGGGTTGAGCGTCCAGTTATGGAAGCCCTGTAGG